TCAACTGCCGCCCCTACCCTCAATGACGCGGTCCAGCTTGCCATCGATGCTTTCAAGGCGAGCCATCAAGCGGCCTTCCATGTCTTTTGCATCGTTTCGGGTAAGGTAGAGCAGCGCCATTGCCTCGCGGTGGGCGCCGAAATCCCGAATAAAATCGTCAAAGCGCTTATGGAGCTTTGCGTCGCCCTCGCTCGAATTTCGGCTGACACGCCAGACGAACGTCAGGATGGCGATGATGATGGTGACGAAAAGGGCGGCCAGCGCGATCGCGGCTTCCGTCGACATCACTTTGCGCCCCCATCTTTGCCGACGCACTCGTCCCAGAGTTTTCGGTAATAGCCGGCCGCCCGGCCCTCTGCCTTCCGAGAATCCACCAGGAGATCATAGAGCCCGTTCGCGTCGGCATCCTTGGCCGGTACCGTCTCGATCACGATCGCCGACGGCAGAGCCTGCGACGGGTGGCAGTGGCCGTTGCCGCTGACGACAATTGTTTCCGGCGGCTTGGTAGTGCATCCGGCCACGACAAAGATGGCCACGACCAGGCTGAATGTGAGCATGCGTTTCACTGGCCACCTCCGATCAATTTCGGATCGTTGAGACCGTCCATGAGGGCCGCAGGGATGACCTGTGGTGGGCAGTTGGGCTTGGGCGGGTTGGCGCTCGCTGCGGCATGGGAACGGGCCTTGAGCTCCGCCGCTGCATCGCCGGCCGCGCGCGCGCGGCGCTCCAGCTCTTTGCCGTCCTCGACACCGCGCCGATAGTCCTTGTCGTCCTGCGCGGCCTGGGCAGCCGTGGCGTGCGGGACTGCGGCGGCCGTTACCTTTGCCTGCGCCGTGACGCACATACTGGAGCCGCCTGCATAGCCGGCACCGTACACGGCGCCCATCACCATCAGCACGCCCAGAACGAGCGCCACCCACTCGGTCATCGTGCCGCTTTTGAGGGCGGCGCCGATCAGTTTAAGCATCGGCGCCTCCGTTCGGCGGCGGCCGGCGGGAAAAGTCCTGCTTTGCCAGCACGCCAGCAATGACCCCGATCAGCGTGGCATAGGCCGCCACAGACGGAATCCAGTGAGGCAGAAACGCAATCGCCTTGTCGGGCATGACCTCCCAAGCCGTCAGCATCGCCGCACCGAGAGCTGCGATTTTGACCGAGTAAAACCGGTGCAGGTGGCGCCAATCATCCACGACCCGCGCCGCGACGGCCGCCCTCGCCCGTTGCAGCCACGCCTTGAACTTGTCCATGGTCAAAGTCCTTTCTCGCAGAGAGCGCGTTCAGCGGCGCGGCGACGAACGAGGCCCGGAAGGACCTTGCCGCCCGCTTTGGTGTAGAGGGAGATCGCAGCGCAGCCGCCCTTAAGATCGCCAGCGCGAAACCGCTTGGCGACCGTCGACGTGCAATAGCGATTGACACCGATGTTGTAGGCGAGGCTCACCGCTGCTGCGAGCTGGTGTTCACGACCGCGGAGGCCTTCCGTGCACCGCAATACGCCCTCGCCGTGGGCGATGAGCTGTCGCTCCATCGATGCCAAGCATTCGGCATCGGTGTAGGCCTTGCCGACCACGACGTTGGACGTATCGCCCATGCACTTGGTGGCAATCCCGACAGGGTCGAGATAGCCCACGTTTTGCTTGCCTTCGTGCTGCGGGATGATCGCGAGCAGCAGCGCGCATGCGCCAGCGCCGACGGCGCCGGCGAGCGTCTTCCGTTTCATGGTTCACCTATTGATGGGTTTGACGGACAGTGGTCCGCCACTGGCGATGGCTAAGCGGCGGGATCCGGCTTCTTCACAGCCTTCTCGCGCCGGGCCAATTCACGCGCGACCGCGTCGCGAACAAAGTCCGCGCGCTTTTCCTTTTCGGACAAAACGCGATCGATGCGCTCGATAGTTCCCAATGGAAACCGCGCCGGCATCTGCTCTTCGTTGATTCGTTTCCTGCCCACGTGCGCGATCATTGTTGATATCACTTTTGGGGTCCAGTCTCAAAATAGATGATATCACCTATTGAAAGCCGTACAGTAGATGATATCTACTATTCGTGGGCGGTGACATCCTCGCCAAGTTGACCTAGGGTGCAACCCAAGGGGAGTAATCATGAAATCGACAGTTCTAGTTGCGTGTGCCGCGATCGCGCTTTCGGCGGCTGTTCCGGCCTTTGCCGACGACGAAGCCAAGCTGTCCCTGAGTCCGTATTTCGGGGCCAACTACGACCTCACGTCGCTTCACTTCAAGAACGGCTATTCTTCCTATGCGGATAGCATCTCCGGAGCTTCGCCATTCGTCGGCGTCAATCTAGGCCGCTATTTTGCCCTGGAACTCTCCGTCGGCGTGGCGACGGGTGAACGCGCCGTTTCCGATACGCTCAGCTATCACTCGTCGATGCGCGGCGAGGCGATCAAACTGATGGTCCACTACCCGCTTGGAAGCACGGGTTTCGCTCCATACCTCTTCACCGGCTTGTCGGTGATGAAGATGAAGGAAAGTTCCTTTTCCACATCTATCGACCCGAAAACGCAAAAGCCTGTGACCACTTACAGCTCCCTGTCGGGCAAATCTGAAGCCGATCCGATCTTCGGCGGAGGGATCTCGTACGTCTATAGCGGACTCGAAATTCGCGCCGGTGCCAGCGTCCAGACGATCAACTGGAGCAACTCGGGCCAGTACGCGGTAACCTTCGGCGGCGGCCTAGCATTCCACCTTTGACGAGAAGCAGCCGCCAGTGTCGTTCAGACCGTCGCCGTGGTTGATGGCAACGATACCCCCACAAAGGCGGCCGCTTCCAACGCGCTTGGCCTTGCCAAGACCTTCTACGACTTCGCCAAGGCGAACGTAGTTCCAACCGGTATCAAGCCCCCGCCGGCGTAGCCTTTTCGGGTATCGCGTTCTCCGGCGCTTCCGGTGGACGCACGCAAATAAACCACCCATCGAGCAGCAGCAGAGATCCCGGAGAGATTGTGCCGTCGGCAAAAAGGCCTTCGAGCATGAACGGTCCGAAATTCAGCTCGACCTCGGTGTCCAGTACCTTCTGCTTATCGGCCTCGGGCGCATCCTGGAGCGCCTTCACGACCGCATCGCGGACTCGCTGGACGTCGCTAAGCGCCAGCAGGACTGGAACCGCCCTGGTGGCGTTGATCCGGGCCTGGGCGAAGTCCTGAAGCGCTCCCAGTGACTGGATGATCTTGGTACCTGTGACCATGTTCTTGGTCTTCGGCGGCAGCGTAAGGATCCGCTCTTTCTTCGGACTGTGTTTTCTCATCCTCGTTTACTCCTGCCCTTCGGTTACGGGAGCCGCCGGCATCTTGAAGGTCGTGGTAGGAGAGACCTTCTTCATGATCCGGTCGGTCGCCTGCTGTTCCTGGTCGGCCTTGTTGAGCTTCTGGAACAGGCGCGCCTCGAGCCACGCCTGCAGCTGTTCGCGCGACATTGTGCCTTCACTGACCATCCTGGCGATGTCGTCGAAATTCTCAGGGTCCGGAGCGTTGAACGGAGTGAAATGCGAGATCACGTCGACGATAGGCGTGCTGTTGGCATATACGGCCGGATCATTGGTCACGACCATCGGTGAGCCGTCGTCATTGAGGGCTTCGGTCTTCAGCGCCCAGTTGGTACCGGTGATGACGTTACTAAGGCCATCCCGCGCCGGCGCAATTTCTGGCCCCTGCTTCAAAGGATCGGTAATCGTCAACGTGTCGGGGACGAACCAAGTGAACTTGAGCTTCATGAGTTCCTCTCTTTGTTGGATGGCTGGAATGCCCATCTGGGCATATAGAGACGCCGCGCCGCCAAGCATGGCGCTTGGCGTATGTTTCACGCCGATGTCTGCTGGATTTCCATCGTTACGTTGTAGACGTGAAGTTTGTCGCCGGTCGTGTTGTGCAGCCACGGCTGGATTGCGTTGTACGAGCCCACCGGGATGCGGCAGCGAATGATCATGGTCTGGTAGACCGCCGACGCATTCGAGCCCGTGTAGAGACGAACCTCCGTCTCTGGGAGGTAAACCCACGACCCCGCCGGGGTCGTCGCCCTGAACCCGCCTCGGGCAGATACCTGCCCCGAGGTCTGAGGGTGGTAGGTGATCCGGCACTCCGCGGTGATCGTGGCCGACGCCGAATTGACCGGGAAGCCGAGGGTCTGGATGTTGGTTCGCCCCCACGCGACGCAGCCATTGGCTTCCATGTAGAACAGCTCGGAGAACGTGTCGTCCGGAGGCGTGACGTCGTATGCCTGAACCTGGCTATAGATCCAGAAGTTGTTCGACGACAGGCCGGGGAGCCGGGCGACTGCGATCGTGCCAGCCGTGATGCTCGCCGCGCTGAGGTTAGTCACCGTAATCAGGGCAGCGTTCAGCGTCCCGGTCGTGATCATGTCTGCGGTGATCGCGCCTGAAGCGATGTTCGCAGCTGTGATCGTATTTGCCGCGATCTGGTTGCCGGTGATGGTGTTCGCCACCATCCGGTCACCAGTGATCGTGCCGACCGCGATCTTAGCCGCTGTTACCGCGTTAGCGGCCAGTTCGTCGGTGCTGATGGCGCCCGAGGCGATCTGCGCCGCGGTGACGCTATCTACCGCTAGATTTGCTGCGGTGATTGTGGAGCCAGCGATTTTATCGCCTGTAATTGTTGACCCAAAAATCCTGTCCGCAGTGATGGTGCCAGCCGCGATCTGCGCCGCAGTGATCGTGTTGGCGGCGATTTGGGCGGCCGTAATCGTCGCACCTGCGATCTTGTCACCAGTGATCGTAGCCGCCGCGATTTTGAGCGCCGTGATTGATCCATCAACCAGAAGCTCAGCTGATGCGGCTTTGCGAAGGACGACATTGGTCAAATACCCTGATGCGCCTGCAGCCATCTGACCGTCGAAGTAGAAGGCAACGACACTGACACCAGCGGGAATTAAAAGTTGCGCCGTAAATGTTTTCCAGGCCTCAATCAATTGGGCGTTGTAGGATGCATACGCCTGTACTTGAGAGACAAAGTTTGTGTACCCCAAAAAGCCAACATTGAAGTATCCGCCTACGGCTCCTGTGGCATCAAATCTGATGGTGTAGACCTCTCCAGGAGTAACGGAGAACTGTCCACCAAAGCCACCACCACCGCTCTGGCCCGCCGGGATCTCGATCGCACCTGGGCTGCCCAATGCAAATCCCCCAGAGACTATCGCGGCCCCCCCCCATACAGACCAACCATCTCCAGTGAACGATCCGCTACTTCCGCGGAAAGATCCATTTGTAATGAGGTTTGTGGTGTCGGTAAGGGAGAGCTTCGACGCTGTAATAGCGCCGGCGGCGATCTCGTTTGCCGTGATGGCTCCAACCGCAATCTGTGCAGCCGTGATCGTATCAGCCGCGATGTTAGCCGCAGTGATCGTATTGGCTGCGATCTGGGATCCGATTATCGTTCCGGAAAGATCTGTGGTCTGGACCGACTTCACATAGGAGGATCCGTTCCAGCGATAAAGATCACCACCATAGACGATAGTGCTCGTAGACTTCGTGGATGGAATTGATCCTGTGACGATGGTGACCGGCTCGATTCCAGACGCGAACTTAGTCGTGACCAAGGTGGCGTCTGCAATTTGTGCACCCGTTATTGTCCCCGTAAGGTCGGATGTCGCTACATCCGCCCTATAGGATCCCGTCGTGGCGTTCCATGTGTACAGCTTGCCGCCATAGCTGATTGCGTTCGTCGACTTCGTCGTTGGAAGTGTACCACTCGCGATAGTGATCGGCTCAAGGCCGGATGCGAACTTCGCAACTGTCAAAGTCAAGTCCGCGATCTGCCCTCCGGCGATCGTCCCGGCGAGGTCCGTCGTGGCAACGCTCGCCACATAGGCGCCAGCCGTCGCATCCCACCGGTAGAGCTTACCCGTTCCTTTGAGGAAGATCGTGCTGGTGGCCTTGACGCTCGGAACCGTCGATCCATCGACCAGCGTGACAGGCTCGATGCCGGCGGCGAACTTCGCCGTCGTCAGACTGGCGTCGGCAATCTGCTGGGCAACGATCGATCCCGTCAGGTCGGACGTATCCACCGCCGCGGTGTAGGCGGTACCACTCCAGCGGTATAGCTTGGCCGTTCCGAGAAGAAAGATGGTGTTGGTAATCTTCGTCGTAGGCAATACCGACCCGGAAACGATTTTGATCGCATCCATGCCGGCGATGAATTTTGCGATAGGGTCGATGGTGCCGTCGGCGATCTTGGGTCCGGTTACGGATCCGTTTGGGATTGCCCCCGAGCTAGTCGAAACGGTGCGCCAGTCCGAAAACTCAGAAGCGCGCCCCTCGATGCCCTGCACCTTCACGCGGTATGCGTATAGGGTCTGCCCGAGCAGGTTTCCGGCCTTGATCACACCGCTGGTCGGATCAGAGTCGTAGACGCACTGCGTGTCGCCTAGGACCATCCAGGAACAGCCCGCGGCTGCGGTCACCGTTGGATCGGTCAGCGTGACGGCAGTAGCGGAGGTGTAGGCGGCAACGGTTCCGGTGTACTCGCTGCCGGCCTGTCCAGCCCCCTCAATGACGATGAGCCGACCCACCATGTTCGGGTTGAACGCGGCCGCGGTGTTGTCGCTAAAGGCCGTCGTCACCAACGAAGCGCCATGCGTGCCCGAGGCCAAGACCTTGGCAATCTGCAGTTCAACCTGCTTCGCAGACGGATCATCCGTCACCGCATAGGTGACGGTAATGCCCGGAGCGGTCGAACCGTCTCCGCCCTGCTCTCCGATCGGAGCCACGACAATCCCAGTCATTTTTAAGGGATCGAGAGGATCGGCCGACGGAAGGGTGATGGTGTACTTGTCGAGCTCGTCCCGTACCGCGCTCCAGTCGCTTAGGTTGAACGGGACCTCCCTCAGCGCCATCGTCACGGTCAGGTTATGCAGATTGGGAACGGCCTTGATGATCTCGAACCACTTGGTCCCGTCCCAGTCTTTCGACGTGCCAGCGATCCATTGGCCTTTCCTGGCGTTCTGCGCCGCGAGGCGGAAGGTGCGCGTGCACGTCGCCTGAGCACGGTGACGCCGGCGCGTCGCCTCCATCACCCGCTGTGCCGTCGGCCCATGCTGGATCATGGAGAGGTCCATCGCGTCGGTGAGCGGAATCCCACCATCTTCAGCGATGTCGGCGGCGCTCTCTCGAGGCGGAGCATCAAGCTGAACGAAACACTCGGCGACGGACAGGAATTTGCCCGTCACAATGTTCTTCAAATTGTCGATACCGAGCTTTTTATCGTAGAGATTAGATGCGCCCTGTGCCTTGTCAGCATCGGTGAAGCTGAAGATCGGCGTCTGAGATACGCCGGCGTAAGCCAAAAGCTCGCCGCGATCTTCGCAGATCCGACCCGCCATCGCCGTTTCGCAGATCTTCAGGTACTTGCGCGGCTCGTCGGTGAGATCGATCTCAAAGCTGCACGAATATCGAGGGCTCTGGGTGCCGTCTTTATCAGTGATCAGCTCGTCGCAGTCCTGGATTGCCGGAATCCAGAAGTCGAGCGGGAGATCATCGGCTTCGTAACCGGAGCCGTAGACCATCTCGCCTTTTGAGCTGAAGAACCCGCGCGCCACGTTGTAGGCGATAACCGCAGGATTGGTCGACACTTCGTAGGTCGCCAGCACCCCCCAGCGGTGCGGCCCAGATCCACCAACCGACGAGTCTTTCGCCGGGTTGTACATTAAGGCCCCGTCCAGGTAGTAGGCGAAGGTCGGAAAGCCGGTGAAGATGTCGGAATCGTAGAAGGTGAAAGCTCTGGCGTAGGCCAGGTTCACGCCTACAGCGGTCGCGTCCCATTTGTCGGCCGGCACATTGGAGACCATCCACTGATCAGCGGTTTGGCCGTCGTGCCCCAAGTGGAATTGGACGAAGAATTTCCAGCCTTTACCAACAAGAAAATCGTCCACCCGTTGCTTTGTGAACGGATTGACGGTCTCACTGATTTCGTAGCCCTTTTCGGCATCCGTGTACCTAAACGCCGCTGGGTATCCATTCACCAAAAGGCCGAAGAACGTGTCGTCGTTTCCGGCGACCTTGAACGACGCAATTCCACCGATCGGTACATCGGCAAGTGCGCTAAGGATCACGGCGTTGCAGTTGGCGTGACCCCAAGTAATCGCATCACCCATGCTGCGACCAGCCGTATAGACCTTGCCGCATGGAATACGCCGCGTCTCGAGCGGGCTTTGGGCGGTTCTCCATTGAACGCCAGGGCTCGGCCGGGACTGCAGCGCACTCGCCGCCGCGCCCAGCAACGCCGCTTCGGCCACGGCCGTCGCGACATATGTGGCTCCATAGATCGCCTGTGCCGCCAGGAGCGAGGTCACCCCAAACGTGGTCGTTGCGGCCGCCGTCGCCGATGCAGCAACAGCAGCAGGCGCAGCAGCAGACACGGCCGCGCTGACCGACGCCGTGATGGCGGAGATCGTCATTGGCATGTCAGGACACCCGGAAAGCCGCGGTCAATTCGGACCGCATGTGGAACATCAGGCCTCTGGCGCCAGGCGCGGCGCTAATCGCGCCGAGACAGACGACGAGGATTTTCTTGCCTCTGCGCTCGACAATCCCGAGGTCCCCGGCCTGGACCTCGCCGGTTGCAATTCTTGGGAAGATCGTAGCAACAGCAGCTTCCATGTCGGCCGCGCCTCGAGCATCGAGCAACGCCATGGCGCCGGCCTCGTCCGAATAGGACCCAACCAATTCGGCGATCGGGTTAGCACCCGTGACGGCCTCAACGCAGCGACCAGCGAACTGGCCGCAATCGTTGACACCCCAGGAATATGGTTGTGTGCGCGCGAGCTCGACAGGGCCGTCCGGCCCCATCAAGCGCTGACGCCAATCCGTCAGTCGCATGTCAGTTACCCGCTGATGCTCTTTCCGTGTACGGATTGGTTTCCGTACTGATACAGTTTCTTGCCCCACGAATTCACGGTGGAACGGCCAAGGGCCGATACATTCCGAAGAATCGAGTCGGTATCGGACCGGCGGCGCTGGTCGCCATCCGTGAGATAGCCGGCGCTACCAATCTTGGATCGCTGGTTTAGATCGCAGATCCGCAGGGTGATTGAGGCTTGATCCCCTGACGCTTGGTTGGTCGACGCCATCTCGAGAAGGCCCACTTGGCGCCAAACCGGCGTTGGATAGAGGGAGCGCTTTGAGGCGTTGAACAGCAGGCCAAACACTTCTATGCGGCGCAGATGCCACGTCTTGGTCTTGAAGTCGTTGCGGACCGCATCGATCGCGGAATTCAGAACAACCGTCACCTCGGATGACGCCATTCCTTCAGCTTCTGACACGCCGCTGATCTCGCCGAGCGAGCCGTCACCCAGATAGGTGACGGGAACAATAACGCCGGCGTCGTTCCGGTAGCCCATCACGCCGCCGCCGGTGATCGACCCGGCGCCGTTCCAATACCCGCCGACGCCTTCGGCGAACGCAATCTTGGCGAAGTGCGCCTGGTCAAGAAGGCCTTGCTCGGCCTCGGCCAGCGTGTCCTCATCGAAATAGCCGCTCATAGCGCTGCCTTCTTGTGGCTCTGGCGGACCACGAACGACCAGGTCCCCATCTGAGCGTCGTCGCGCTCAGCCTTGCCCCACTGAATGACGCGGCCCATGAACACCGGCTTTTCGAGATGGACCGTCGCGCCGGCGGAATACCCAGCGATCGTTGCCGGGTCGACCGTCACCGTCATGGTTCCGTCTGCAGCGGCGACCGCGTCGCCGATCGGACCGAGCGTGTGGTAGGCGTAGCGGCTGGCGTCCCAAATGAACGATAGCGGATCTCCGCTGATCAGCTTGAATCCGGCGGGAAGTCCCGACAACCCCAGCGAGAATCCATCCGCACCAATGCTCGCCAGCGTGCACGTCCCGTCAAAGGCGCCGCCGCTGCCTGCGCGAACCAGCCCATTCCAGCCCACGCCCTGATAATGAAAGGGATAGATGCACCGCGTGTCGTGGGCCAGGACGGTGGCTCGCGCCTTCTTCGTCGCAAGCTCCCAGGCCCGCATCAGCTTGAAATCCGCTCCGCGCAGCACGGGCGTGTCGTATTCGGCAAACCACCTGGCATTGCCGTTGTCGACAACCTGATCGTCTACGCCGTCGGTCAAGGCTGTCTGCTGGGGGATCTCGAACGAGAACTTCCGGCATAGCAATGTGACCTCGGGGAGGCCCAAGGGATAGACCAGAGCCATGTGCGCTGCCTATTTGTTACGATTGAATTTCTGAGACATGGCGAGCCAGCGGGCGTCAAATTGGGACTCGCTGTGGTCCAACATGGCCTTCATGAGCCTGAGTGACCTGCTGTCCGTATCGCCGGTGACAACGATATTTCCGCCGAAATTCGTATAGCTCAGTGCGTTGTTCTGGACGCCGGCCGTGACGCGATTGGCAAGACTGGTAACATCTGGGATCACCTGCGCCCCGCCAGGAAGGTTGACGAGCTCGGGACCGCGTTCACCGACAAGCGCCAGGCCTGCGGGCGCCGAATTCGTTCCATTGGCAAAGCCCGGAATGACGGATCTAGCAAGGCCCCACGCCGAGGCGAGGATCCCACCGCCTGTCGATTGTGAACCTCCGGACTTGCCGCCGATCGGGGTTCCCCGCTTGCCGAAAATTGCCTCAACGGCTTCGCTTGCCGCAGAGTTCGCCAGCACACCAAGGAATGATGCCGCCGCGCTCTTCGCGTCCTTGAAATTCACGATCGTCTGCCTGACGGAATCTCGCAGAGAATCCGAAGCCTCGACCGCGCGCTCGTTCGCCTCCCGGACACGCTCGAGCCCTTCAGACGCGGCGTTGTAGTCGGCGGCAGAGGTACGCGCTTTTTGCGCGACATCGGCTTGGCCATTAGCCTCGGCTGTGGACGCCACAGCAAGAAGACGCTTTGTGTTCAGGAAACGGTCCGCTTCTTCCCTCGTCAAGCCAATGGTTTCCATATCGTCGCGCATGGCCTGAGTTTCGCGAATCGTGCTCGCCACGAATTCATCTGCGATTTCCGATTGCGCCTTGGCGTTAACCGCGTCCTTCCTGGCGGCCGTGGCGCCGTTCACCTTGTCCACGGCGTCTTGGTATCCCGACCATCCGGGCTTCAACTTGTCGAGCTTGGCAAGTTCTTCCTTGCCTTTTGCCTCAATCACCTCGACCTGCGCAGCGGCGTCGGCGATGACCTGCTTCACGCGGGCCTTCGTGTAGGCGTCGAACGTAGCGGCCGCCCTAACCGCGGCATCGGTCTGCACCTTGGTGAGATCTCGATTGGCTTCGGCCAGAAGAGTATCGACATCGTTAGCCGCCGCGATGCGGCTCTGCTTGGCGCTATTGCTGTTCTCGCGGTGATCGGTCGACGCCGCCTTCTTCGCCTTGTCGGCCGCGGAGGCCTGCCGCGCGAGGGCGTCGGCCAGAGCGTCAACCTGCCTGATGCGCTGATCGTGCAGGGTATTGGCCGCAGCGAGTTCCGCGTCGGCCTGTTTCGTTGCGGCGGTAGACTTGGATGTGATCTGAGCGCGCTTCTCCTGCGCCTTGGCCAGGTCCTTGTCGGCGGCAGTGCGGAGTTCGAGCGCGGCTTTCGCTTTCTCCTGCTCGTAGACCGACTTTCCGGCGACCTGAGATTCCATCTGCAGGGAGGCGGTGCGTTCTTTCGCGGCTTCGACGGCCTTCGTGAACGCATCGGAACGAGACGAGCCGGATCCCGCCGGAGAGGCATAGACACCACTCTCCGTTTCGCCCTCAGCCTCGCGGATGGTCCTGACATCCAGCGGCGTTGCCTTCCCGTTCAGAACGGCGAGTTTTGCCGTGTCGACCTCGCGCGTCCGCGCGGCGTCAAGCAGCACCTTTGCCTGATCCTGGAAGGTATCGCGCAGATCAGGAGCGGCCTTCTTCACCTCCAAGATCTTGTTGTAGAGGCGCGTTACCGCGTCAGATGAGTAGTCCCCGGCTGATTTGAACTGCTCGATATAGTCTTTAAGCTGACGTGCGGCCTTGAAATCAGCGTCTGTTGGGTTTGAGAATGGCTTGAACGGTCGAGCGATAGACGAGAATAGACCGCCCGACATTTCGGACAGTCCGCCTTGGATCGCATTCTTGGAGCCTTCAATGCTGGTCTCGAGCAGAAGGCGCCGGTTTTTGACGAGTTCGGCGTTCTGCTCGCGAATTTTGAGCGTCGCCCGATCAACGACCTTCCAGAACCCGTCCCCGGCTTCCTTCGCCCGATCGGTCGCTTCTGCAACCTTATCCGTTGATCCGGCGAGCGCGATCATCGCCACCGACAAACCAGTGATGGCCAGTCCGATCGGGCCGCCGAAGAACGAAAGAGTGGTCTGCAGAAGCTTGGAGCCCGCAGCAAGCGCCTGCACCCGCAGCGTCGTGGCCGCGGCAGCAATTCCGTAAGCCTCCTGCGCAGTTGCCGCCCGCGTCGTAGCGACAATTTCGGCAGCCCTGGCTTCAGCCAACGTCATTTCGGCAGCGGTGAGCTGACGATCGAGAGCCAATTCGGATTGCCGGATCTCGATTAGCTGCGCCGTGAATTTTGATTTGTCCCGCCATGGCGCCAGTGTGGCCATGGCTTGCATCGCAGCTGCCCGTTCCGCGGATAGCATCTCAAGGTCGATGCGAAGAGCGGCGGCGTTGACAGCGGCCTGGTCGGCCTTTGCGGTGGTCGAGACCCTGATCGCGTTGGCTTCGTTGAGCGCCGCTGCCGCCCGCTGGCGGCTGGCTTCGGCGCTGTTAATCAGGACTGCCGTGCCATTGGCGTGGGCTGCTAGAAGCTGCGCCTCGGCGCCTGCAGCGCTTGCAAGACCGGACGCATACCGGCCGGCGAACACCGCCCCCACTACTATCGCGGCATCGGCCAGTTTGTCGAAGTTCTGGGCGATGAGGTTGATGGATCCGGAAATGACCTGACCGGCGCCGCTCGTCTGACTGGCCGTCCCGACGAACTCGGTGAGGCGGGTTTTGAGGTTTTCCAGAGCTTGGCCGATCGTTGGAACGGTCTGGCCGAATGCCTTATCGACTTCCGGCCCGAGACGTTCCAACGCTTCGATCACCACTGCGGAAGTGAGCTGTCCCTGCTCGCCCAGGTTCTTAAGGTTGCCGACGGTGGTACCCATCACGTCGGCGATTGCGCGGGCGATAACGGGCGCGTTCTCGCGGACCGAACGCAGTTCGTCGCCGCCCAGGATGCCCGAGGAGAGGGCCTGAGAGAGCTGCAGGGAGGCTGCAAATTGTTCTGATGGCGCTGCACCGCCGACGGCGAACGCCTTGTTAATGGTCTCCGTTATCCGCAACAGCTCAGTTTGCGACTTCCCGAGTCCTTTGGTCGACATTTCAAGGCGGGCGAAAGTCTGAACGGTCGCCTCGAAATTCGCGCGGGTGTCAACGGCGACGTCGGCAAGTTGCTGGAGCCGTCGCTGCTGTTCATCCAGCGGCGTTCCCATGGCCGTGATTTTGTTGCCTGCCGCGGTCCAGGCATCGGCGTAGCGCATCACCTCGCGCGTTCCGAGCGCTGCCGTGACCATGCCGAGCGAGCGACCGAGCATGTCGGCCGCGGCCGCGCTGCTGAGGAGCGAGGAGCGTAGCCCCTGCTCCATCCTCGCACCGCCGCTCAGCACCGAGCCATAGGTCTTTTGGCTCCGCGCCTCCAAATCGGCCATGGCACGCAGATAGGGCTGCGCCATGACCTGATACTCGACAACGACGCGATCGGCGACGACATCAGTCATATGGCTAAACCTTTATGTCTTCGAACCGCCCTCGCAGCGCTGCTTTGCGCGCTTCGATCTGCTCGGGAGACCAAGGGTCGAGTCTCGCAGCCGGATCATCGCGATCTGGCGAGTTCGCATCGGCAAACCCCTCGATACCGATGAGCGCCTCGTAAAGGCTCAGGTCTCGGATGTCGGCGGGAGTTCGCTTGAGGGCTCCCCAGGCTCGATAGATGGCCGGAACGTCGACATATCCGCTGTCGGCGCCCCGGCGTGGGCTTTTCCCTGGGGGTCACCTTTCAGCTCTTGCACGCCGTAAATCGCGGCGTCGACAATCTGAAATGCGGCAAGGCAATTCGATACGGCATCGCATTCCGCGCCCGTACCGCCGCCGGCGAGCGTCTTCTTGACGTCCTCGCGCGAGGCCAACGGCCGGCTGTCGACGTAGGTTTCCACCATCGTCTTGGCGCGGACCGCATCCATGCCGCCGCCGATCAGGCCCAGCCGAATGGTTTCAGCGACGTCGGACCGGAAATACGTTCCGGACGCCAGCCGGGACCAAATAGACCCGATGCCACAAGCTTCAAGAATAGCCTTCGGAATCGCGGTTGTGGGAACGCCGGACGCCATCATGGCCTCGGCAACGGCTTTCGCAGTGACGCGCTGCAGCTCGTCTATCTGTGGGACCTTGAGGGCGAACAGATGGTCTCCGTCCGCCCATTTCAAGGTCACTTCGGCGCGAGTGTTGGTCACGCCGCGGCGTCCGTCCATTTCGCCCGGCCGACGAAATTCAGCGTGCAGCTGAACTTCCAGACATCGCGTTCCTGGCCGGTCATCTTTAGGCCGGTGATATAGGCCGGACCGGCCCAGTTGCCGCCGCCCTTGGCCAACACCTCGTCGACCAAGATTTTGAAGTTGCTGGCTGCACCTGTATCGCGAACCTTGTCGTTCGCCGCCTGCAGCAGCTTCCTGCTCGCGAGATCGACGGTTCCGCTCATCGTGGCCTGATCCTTCGACGCTTCCGGGAAGTAGATCGTCTTCCCCGGTGCGTCGGGATTGGTCGCATTGGGAATCGTGACTTCCTTGACGGTGTTGTCCTGGGACCACTCGAGCTGCTGGACGCCGATCAAGCCGGTGTAGACCGGCGGCGCCGCATCGGTACCGATGTGGGCGGTGATTTTGCCAAACGCCAGCGCGTCGGCATAAGTGGCTTCATCAGCCATTGCCATTCTCCTTAGGTGGTGGGGATTTGGTTACGCCCGTTCCGCAGTTAGCGCCGCGAATTGAACGATGACGTGGAAGTCGGACGGCGACCCGGTATCCGACACGGTAGACGACAACTGACAGCGCAGGTCGCGCATCACGGCGCCGCCAGAGAGCGGAAGTGGTTTGAGGTCGAGAGCCGCAATAACGGCGCCCTTGAGCTGTTCGGCGAGATCAGATGATGGGCCAGCGGCGAAGCCGTGGACGGCGAAGCGAATCTCGCCTCCGTTCAAGCCGCTGGGCTCAGACGGCGATGTCACGGGAAGGCCCATTTTCACATAGGCTGGGTTCGTATCGCTCGGCCAAATCGGCATTTCAGGGTCGACGGTCTCGCCGTAGACGCGCTGGCCGACGATCGCCAAAACACCGGCGTCGGCCAGGAGCGCCATGACGACGGCTTGGCGCACGAGTAACGAGTGATCGCGCATTTAGGTCTAGCCCTCGAAGGAAATCTTGCCGGTCTTTGCCTCGTTACTTAGCGAAACGGCATCGAGGTTCCGCGTGACGAGAGAGTCGCCGTCATCAACCAGTTCGTCATCGAGCACGCCATCGGCGCGCGCCGCGGCGGCAATTGCAGGATGCACAGTTCCCCAGAAGCCTTCCGGATAGTCCACCGTTGTCCGCGGAAAGTCCATAATTTGGACACTGTACGGCTTGGCGAAGCGAACGATCTCGCGTTCGTCGCTGTCTTCCGAGAATGCCGCGGCTACGTTGCGCATCAGCGCCTCCTCAAAAGCTGGGACAGGTAATTGGCGACGAACTGGACGGCCTTATGGCCTACCTTCATCGATGCGGGTCGCATGTAAGGGCGCTCCGCCATCTTCGACGTGCCGAATTCGAGGTCTAGGCCGTGGGGCGCCGACGAAACGACCTTAACCGTCAGCTTGGCCTTTTCGCCTTCAATGAAAATCCCGGTGTCGAGCTGATGGGTATCGGCGTTCGGCGGTTCGCCCGGTTTCGACGGAACGTGCCCCTTGCCGCTCACAGCCCCTGCAGTGATCGAGTGGCGGGCTTCGGTTTCGACCGTACTGGCGGCCGCATAGAGCCCGCGATAGGCGGCATCGGTTACGCCAGGGCCTCGCATGGCGCGCAGCCGCGCCAAGTGCTCGTTCATGCCGGTGGTGCGCATATCAGCCGATCTTTCGGCCCTGGAACGTCCACGCCGCCCGCGCCGGATCTTGGCTGATCGCAATCACCTTCCAACGATATCCGCCAAGCGTTAGCTCGTAGCCAACCTTCGGCTCTACAGCGACACCGTTCTGCAGCACCAGAAGTTTCGAATCCGTGGCCGGGATCTGCGCGGCCAGCATCGTGACGGCGCTGTAGGAATCCACCATTCCCTTGATCGAGTGCGGCGTTGGCTCGCCGGTGATGAACCCACCTTTTCCGTCCGACACGCGGTTCGGAACATAAAGCGTTCCGTCCAGGAGAAATTGCGAAAAGACCGACGAAAACACGTCCGCCAGACCGCCATCGAGAAGCCCCATCTCAGCAGCCTCCCGTGACACGCGGTCCGCCTCGATTCCGACGACGCAGTTCGATGAAACTGCGCCCGAAGCTGGTCGACTTCAGCTCTCCGGGCTGGGCGTCCTGAGTGGCGCGCTCTAGCGAGAGCGGCCCGATCGACAGCTTCGAGAACCCCTGCAGTTGGGCCTCGGTGGTCTTGCCAACGCCGTCCAGCGTCATCACGTGGGCGGCATAGAGCATCCGCGCCGGCGCGAAATCGGCCTCTGTCCACGTCTCATCCACCATCCGCGCAGCATCGTTCAACGCAGCGGTGATCGTGTCATCCGCAACGGCTGCAAACGCAGGGAAACGGGACTTGAGATCCGCAGCGGTCGGCGCGGTGTAGGCCATGGCTTACGCCTTCTTGATCGGTTCGTTGAGCGGGGCGTTCAGCTTGTCCACTTCGGCCGCAGCCTCGTCCTTCGAGTAGGTTTCGTCGCCGAAGCGTTCCTCACCCAGGAAGATGCCCCAACGGCCTTTGCCGAGGTGTCTGGCTTCAGCGCGTACGATCGGCGCCGGCGGATCGCCTGGATTGCCATGAGGCATATTCTCCGGAAGCTTACCGGGATTTCCCTGGGCAGTGCCAAGCTCCTCCTTCGTCTTGATCGGTTCGTTGAGCGGGGTCTCAGCCGACAAATGCGGAAGCGCATCGACGCGGGCGCGATAGCCTTCGAGGACGTCAAGCTCTCTGGTCTCGCCCGGCGCGATGAACCGCAGCCCTTGTGTGGTGTGCACGCCCTGTGGCGCACGCGAAGTATTCGTGATCTTCATGGAACTCTCTCTTGGAATGGGCCGGAACCGAAGCCCCGGCCCTAATCGATGATCAACCGGCGTTACGCCGGCGCTGCCGTCACCTCGTCCAGGTACGCCATCGCACCCGGCAAGCGGATTTCGACGCCGCCGATGCGCGCGATCGTGGCCTGCTCCCAAGCCATGGACGAGCACTGCCAAGGCGGCAGGACGCGCCGCGGCATCGGAAGGTGGAAGCGAACGACCTCCATCTCCTTGCGATACACAACGATGCGGCCGCCACCATCCTGGCTGGCCGTTGCGAGCGCGGGCATTGAGGCGATGTCGGGAGCGACGCCATACTGCGCCTGATACGAGGTGCGGAACCGCTCAAGGATCGTCGGGCTGGTGGAGTCGCCGTCGACATAGGTCTGGGCAATGTAGTCCATGGCGGCCGGAGGAAGCCGGATCGCATTCGCGGTCTCGATTTCCTTACTGTTCCGCTTGACCAGATTGAACCCGGAGAACAGGTCTTCGAGCACCTGGATCGGCGTCTTCTTGTTCCAGAACGTAACGTTGCCCGTGCCGGTGGCCGGAACATCGCTGCGTTGAACCAGGTCGGAGTTGCAGAAGCCCTTCCAGCCCTTTTCGTCCGCACCGACCATCGCGACGTCGTAGATCAATTGCTCGACACCACGGGTGGCACCGATTGCCTTCTCATCGCTGAGGTTGGTGCCGTACAAGGTGGCTTGGTTGATCTCTTCGAGATCCCAGTCCCAGCCGGCGCCGATCAGCGCAAAGTCGTGGCTCGCCTGATCGCGGGTCACGGACGATTTCGGAAGGTCGTTACCCTTGCCCGAAATGAACTTGGCGGTGCCGGTGGTGTCGATCATCCGGAACATCGTTCCGATCGCCCAGGGATTGCCTTCGGTCACCACAGGAATGTGGGAAGCGTAATCCAAGTTTTGATAACGCTTCCGATAGATAGTCGTCTCGATGTTGCGGCCCTGTGCCACCACGAAGGGAAGCGCGGACTGCGCATCGGCGTACTGCATCGGAACATGCAGAGTCATTGCCTTATGCCTTTCTTTCTAAGTTGCGGTTGTCCGCGGTTAGGCGGGGTTGATGTCGACTTTGACGATGTCGCCATTCCCGCCGGTGGTGGCGAATTGCGCACCCGGAATCCGGATGTGCGTCGCGGTCGACGTGTAGCGGCCCGTCGCCGGGTTCCAATACACATCGCCGCCATCCACGACGTTGGCACCCGCCATGACGTACATCGGCCCCTTCTTCATGAAGCCGCCGGTGAAGTACTGCGGGTACTTGTCGGGGTTGGTGGCGTCTGGCGGAACGGCCGGAGAGAGAACGGCCAGGCCAACGAAGCCCACATTCGCCGTATAGGTCACGTCGATGTAGAACATGTCGCCAGCGGTCGGGGTGCCGGCGCCGGTCACAGTGGCGGTGATGCCGTCGACCGTGAACGCGGTGCCGACGGCGCCGTGCCCAACGATGACGCCTTTCGGGTCATGGATGACCAGGGCACCGGTCGCCGCGGTATTCAGTTGCGTCACGACGTAACGGCCCTGCTTCGCACCGGCTGCAACGGCTGGTGCCGCCGTGATGGTGGAGGTGCCGGTGTTTCCGGCAGCGGCCGAACCGGCTCCGGTCGCCGCAAACGCAGCACCGGCGATCACGCCGTTGTCGCCATTGCCGCGGAATGCGGGCTGACCGAACGCGATGCCAGCGGCAGATTCCACGGTTCGGCTCACGACCTCAGCGTGCTCGGTGCTGGCGATTTGACCGGGAAGGCCAATCGGCGCCTTCTCGGCGTAAGTGGTCTGATAAGTGGACATGAATTCTATCCCTTCTTGTCCGGGGTTGTTCCGATTGGCTGGTTAGGCCGACTTCGGCAGGTAGGCGGACTGCATGTCCTTGATCATCTGATCGCGGGCATCGGTCACCTGCTTGTCGGCGTCCGGATTAGGCTGCTGGGTGCGGATCGCATCGCGCAGCGGGTCGGAACCGGCGGCCGTGGCATCCTTGGTGAGAGCCATGAACATGCCGGTGATGGTCGCGTCGCTCGCGTCCTTCACAGCGGCGTCGCCCATGACCTTCGTGACCACTGCCTTACGGATGTCGGAATCCGAAATGCCATCGGTCTTGACGTCCTTGTCGAGAGCCTTCGCAGCCGTGATGACAGCCACGCGGCCCGCTACGAGCGCGTCGAGCTGAGCCGGCGTCGGGATTTTGTCCTCAGCCGTCTTCAGTTGACCTTTCAGCCTGCCAATTTCCGTGTCCTTCGTCGCGATCGCGGTGGTGTGAATCGCAGCGGCGTCAGTCGTGGCCTTCAGCGCATCGGTCAACTGCTTCTGCAGCCGATCGATCGCCTGGGCGCCCTGGTCAGTGGTGGAGATCGAGAAACCGTCAACCACGACGGTCTTCAGATTGGCGTCGAGCGCCATGGTCGTGTCCCTTTCATTGAGAGGAAGCGCGAGTTGCCCGCGATCATCGGCTGCGCGCTGATCACCGATGCGTGTGCTGCCGGCACGCGGGTTGTTGTCCGGCAGATAGGCGACATGGTTGAAGCGGATCGGTCCAACCTGTTTGAACTGGTAGTGAGTGCCGTCAGGCGCCACGCCATCGGCGGCGACGACGTTTGCCGTGTATCCGGCTGACAGCGAACGAGCTCCGCCAAGAACCTCCTGAACGGCGGCCGCATCCATAATCGCTGCCTGCGCGACGACGAATTCGCCATCCCTTCGAATGACGCCACCCATCTGCCCACGGGAAAGGGCCTTCCAGTTGTCGGCCTTGATGCCGTTGAGTGGGTGGTTGCGCGAAATGGGACGTCCTGCCAGCGAAAGCATGGACGCGCTGTCGAAAACGGCATCGGGATCGCGATAGACGCCGAACGGCTTGTTGGCATCATCACCGGTGAGCCCGAGTTCGTAGCCGTAGTACTGCTGGACGTTCCCGCCCCGGGCCACCTTGGCGTCGCCGACAAGGTAGCCGTCGTTCGTGAGGCTGAGCCCCGACGCATCGAACGTCAGAGCGTCGAAGATTTCGACCATAGTGATCTCCTGAAGGATTGCGGGGCTTCCCGACCTTTGGCGCAAATGATCGGGTGGATACGACCCGGGCGAGGCACGCCAGCGATACGATCAGGTTCTGGGCATTGCAGCGGCGCCCGCCGACCGCTGGGGAGTTCGCCTCGCCTATTCTTCTTCGATGTCGACCACGGCCTGAGCCGTGCATCCGCAAAACGGCTTCATCTTCGGCTTGTCGTTGCGGATGGCTGGATCATCCCAGCGGTACCGCTTGCCATTCCGCGCCTTGTGCACAGGCCGGTAATGCAGCTTTCCCGAATGCCGCCACTGGAAAGTGTCGATTCCGGCTTGCTGCTGGCGCAGCTCATCAAGCGCGCCTGACAGCTTGTTGGTTTGGTCGACAGCGATCCGGCGGGCCCGTGCGCGCTGCCCTTCGATGACGGCGTTGATATGCTTCGCGATCTCGTTGCGCGGCGTCCGTGCCGCAATCCCTTGCCAAACGGCCTGACCGATCTGCTGGCGCATCACGTCCGAGACGTTGCGGATCAGGTCCGTGTTGCGCTGTACCGCCAGCGCTAGTTCCTCAGCGGCGTCCTGGCTCAGGATGACACCTTGCACTTTGATACCCGTTGCGCTCGCCACAGCCTGTTCGAAGCGGCCACGGTGCCAATTCTCGACACGTACCGCCCAATGCCTTAAGGCGATCAACTTCGCGGCTACAACGCTGCCGGCGTGCGCATCTGATTGCGCCAGCGCAGCGCCGATCTGGTCCGCCTCTTCGTCACGCGTAAGGCGATTGAGAGCGGCGGCATACGTCGGCAGGATCAAGGTCGCCGATTGATCACGCCAGGCGCGCACCACCGGTGCGTACTCGAGGTAAAGGGCATTTACCAAGGCGGGGGTCGGATCGATCGGGCGAAGAAGAACGTTCCTTTTCAAGCCCGTAGCGCGCGCCATGGTCGCCAAATTGTAGCGAAGATTTCCTCGGCTGGTGATCTCGATCGCCATGGGCTACCTTTCAGCCATGCCAGAAGACTGGACACCCGGCGAGCAGTTGCGGATCTGGGCGGCCGAAGCTCAGGCCAGGGCCTCGGCCATCGAGGACGGCATGTCTAAGCAGCACGCTGAGATGATCGGAAATACGGCCGCCGCAGTAATGAAGGCGGCGATCATAACCGACCGTGCGCTCACGCCTCCTCGATCGACGTCTCCCAATCGTTCTTGACCTCTTCGAAGATCTCCGGTCCGAAAACGATCTCCCCCGAGTAGGGTTTGACCTTCGCGAGATCCATATCTCTAGCGTCGTAGCTGATCGTGATGTGAGGCTGATACTCGGGCCAGTCCCACGACGCGCCAGCGTTGCGCTTGATGTCCTCGTGGCGCCATGACAGCTCCGACGAGCTGAACAGCAGCACGACGGCTTTCCCATCAGCACCGAGACGCTCGATTAGGCGAGCTCCACCGGGTTTTATGGTCAGTTGGCCCTTGTCGTTCTCCGCCCAGGCGCTGCCGGCCTTCATCCAATCAACGGGCTGGCGCGAGAACGCGATCGTGACGTGCATGTCTCCGGCCGGGATGGTCTTGGTAAAGCCCTGCGCCTTCGCCCACGCGACTATATCGGCGGCGTTCAACACCTTGCGGCTGACGTAGAGCGTGCGAGGCTCGGCGTCCTTGGTTGGGCGCGGTTCGCCCCCTGCAGCACTCTGAACGGGCGCCGGCGGTGCGTTTGGATCGGGCTCGGCGGGCTCTTCCTCGATCGGCGCAATTTCGCCCGCCTTTTCGGCCTCGGCCATTGCCTCCTCGAGACCGGGATAGTCGCCGCTTTCGATTAGCTGGTTCTGGGTGGATTTGGCCAATGCCGATTCCGGGATCAATTGGCTGTTGACGTAGATCTGCGTCGTCTGTGCCCGCTTGTACGAGATGTCGGCCCTATCCTTCTCGCTGAGCGGCCGGAGTTCGGGAAGCTCGTACCATAGATCCGGCGGATAGGCACCAAGTGCCGATCGAGCGATCACCTGGTCGGCCTTGTCGAGGGCCGGGCAAAGCTTCTCTTCCTGCTCGGACGAAACCTTGCTCTGGTAGTTGTCCATGTCGCCGTCGCCGGTCGAGTTGAGGCCACCAGGGCTCTGGCTGAGGAACCGCGTCACCGGGATGTCGCGCGCCGCCGATGCGATCGTCAGATACTTCTGCAGGATCTCCGGCAACTGCGAGAAGTTGACCTGACGCTGCTCCCACTTTTCGTTGGCGTCCATGATCAGAGCGTTATGGACGGACTTCCCAACCGCGGCCACGGTAAGGCGACGAGAGAGGCGATCCTCGTATTCCTTCGTCCCGATCCGATCCATCAGTTCGGGAATCTGAATGATATCGATCTTGGCTTCGCGGATCAGCGCCGCGATTTCGGTTTGAGCCATCGCCGCGTTGAGAACAGCGTCATAGACAGACTGAAGGACGGGATCACCCCAACCGAGATTGGCAGTTTCGCTATCGGGGTCCGGCAACTCATTGCCCAGGAACCGCACGACGCGCGACGGATGGATGCGGACTGCACCGTTCACACCGGCCAAAGAGTACATCTTCGGCTCCATGAAGAACGGCGATTCCGGATCGCGATCGATGTCCTCGACGGTCAGCTGGTGACGGTTCACCACATGAATGTAGCGAAGCGAACCTTTACCGAGGTGTTTGAGGTCGAGTTCGTCTTGCGAGCTGCCTTGAGCGACGCCCATGATCATCGCCGCGCCGCCGTAGAGGTCGGCCAGACGCAACGCGCGACGGACACGCGCCTTCAGCTTTAGCGTTCGCTCGGTCTCCTCGAGCGCCTTGATGGCGGCTTTGTCCGTCTTCCACTCGCGCCATTCGCGCGTCATGTCGCCGGGGATGATGTCGACCGATTTGCGCGCCACCCAATCGCACCGGTATGCGGCCTCGAGCTCAAGCTTCTGCAGGGGGCGAAGAACGAACCTGTCGGTAACGCCTTTATCCCTGCCGGGCACTCCCATCCCGGTGAGCACGTTGGCGAGGCCGTCCGCGAATTTGGACAGGAGCTTCATGGTGCCTCACAGGTTGTCGAGGGTGTAGTTCGGGGCAGTGAGGAGCGCGTTGAACGCGCGGCTCGTGCTGTCGGCATCGTCGTCGTGGTCAGCCTCGGGGAAACCCTCGAGCTCGGTGAACCAGCGTTCGTTCCAAGAGCCTCGGAGCACGAGGACGTTTCCTGCTTCGGCCTGGGCGGAGAAGCCGCCGAAACGGGTGATCTTGTCGCCGCTCTCGGGCGTGGCCCGTACGCGGTAGCCGGAAAGCAGTTTGATAAAGCCACCGACCTGATACTTTCCCGCCTGCCCCGGATCTTGCGGCAACGAGATCTCGACGCTGTGCCCGTCGGCCGACGCCGTGTTCTTGATCATCGTCTCAACGCCGGCGGGCGACTTTCGATCGAATGCGTGGTCGGCGACGATGTATCGACCGTCTGGAAGCTTTCCGACCTTGGTTCCGCACGTCCAGTCGGGGTCGTTGGATTCCGTCTTCGGCGTTCCGCCGAGGTCCCATCCACGAACCCAACGAACACCGGCCGGAACGGCATCAACGACCGTGCACCAGGCGCGTTGGAAGTAGAGGCCGGCGGCGGGGCGGATCTTCCAGTTTCCACCGAGGAGGCGCTCGCGTTCGACCGTCGGCAGCGCCATGAGGTTGGCGCGATAGCCCGGATCTGCCGCCATCAAGGCGAGATTGTCGGTCAGCTTGGCCGGAATGAAGGTGACGGACTTCGGCGGCAGCGGAAGACCTGTCGTCGGATCGGTGTACTCGGCGAGATCCTGGGGGTGATCTGCCCATTTCAGTGTATCGCCGATGCGCACAAACCAGCGAAGAACGCCCGATCGTTCGGGGATGGGATATCCCGTCTCCTGGTTGATCCACCACGAAATGAATTCGGCAACCCAGCTGTCGGCGTCGGGATTGCATGTCGCCCGAATGTAAGGCCGGACGCCGCACATCGATCGGTTGCGGCTGACCATGTACCAGAACTGCTTCGCGCTGAAGTGGGTCAGCTCATCGAAGCATTCAAGCGGGATCTGGGCGCCCTGGTAGCCGAGCACGGTCTTGTCGTGCTCGAGGTGGGCCATTGTGACGGACGCGCCGCTTGGAAAGTCCCAGGTGAGGATGTGCTCCTTCGGACCGGCCGAAAGCAGCGGGTAGAGGTTGTTGCTCTCGTCCCATAGACCGCCCTCGTTTCGGATCTGCACCGTGGTGCGCCGAAAGAAGACAGCGCCGAACCCAGGATTCGAGACGTGGCGCAGGGGCTCCATCAGGAGCGCCCAGGTTTTCCCTCCGCCGGCGGCGCCGCCGTAGATCGCAATGTCGGCCGGGCTGGACAGGAACGTCGTCTGCGGCCCCGGCTGAGGGCGTATGACCCTCTGATCAGCCCCGCCCATTATCCGGGAGCTGGAAAATCGTCACCGCGCTCGGAGGCGGCAAGTCCTTTCCATCCTTTCCGGTCAGCTCGCGCTTGTTCGTGAACGCGTTGCCCATTTCCTTCGCCGCCTGTTCGAGGAGTTGAGCGGCAAGGCCGATGTTTCCCGACGATTCCGCCTTCTCGGCCATGCGCTGCAGGGCGCGAAGCCGGTACACCTGATGGCTGACGCCGATCGCCGCGGAATCCTCAAGGAAGGTCTTCCGGGTTTCGTTGAATAGGGCCCGCCACTTGTCCGCAATCTTGGCTCCGGCCCGCTTGTTCGGGTCGTAGACCTCCATCGCCTGGGGCGTGACGGTGATGCCGAATTCTTTCTTGACCGCGGCGGCCACGACGGACGGCGGGTCGAACATAGCCAAGCTTTGCACCACAAAGGTTTGAGCCTCCGGTGTCAGCTTTGGTCTGCCCCTGCCCCCTTGTTTCGGCATCAATCCAACCTCAAGCTAATTACGCAACTTTGTTGCATGTCCCGCAGGCACCAACGATCTGGGCCTCGGTGATCGTCGGGCGCTTCTTGGAGGCTTCGACCAGATCGAAAGTTCGACCGGCACTACGCCCTGCCCCGTACCTCTCAACAATGCCGACGAACTCTTCGACGTCATGCGATCGCATCGCGAATACCGGTCGACCGTCTTTCGTAAACCGGGGCTGGCCGAACTTGTTGAGCGCCTGGCCGCAGTGGAGGAGCTCATGCTCTACCGTCGCGCAGAACGTCCCGTCATCGCAGATTGCGGCATAGCCGGCATCGATGGAGATGATGAAGTCCGGCAGATCGCCGAACCATTCCCGAAGCTGCTGTTCTTGGCGGGCCCGGCGCCACTTGCCGCCCTGGAACATCGGTTGTTCAGCTTGACCGACGATGGCCACCATGCCCCGGCTGTTCGGCTCATAGGCCCAGAGCATGCCGATGCGCGCCGCCTTCAGGTGACGATGATCTGGGTTCTCGAGCGGAGCACCGTCGGCAATGAACGTTGATACCGCCCACTCGGCTAGGTCGATCGCCGGAATGAAGCTCGGTGGAACTTCGCCGTCCTCGAATTTACGCGGATGCGGGCGCAGCCGCAGGGTTGCGGCATTGGTCATCTGTTAACCCCCGCGACCTACAAAACGATGGAAGGAGATTCGTTATGGACGAAAAACAGCACGAGACAATCGTTGCTGCCATCTTGACAGTGGCAAGCGCCCAGTCGGGGAGCATGACCCCGGCGAGCACCGTTAAGCGCTATCGCGACATTCTGACGGAGATCCGCCGGAACAGCGATGGCGTTCATTCTGACAGCACACAGGTCGCGAAGCCGAGCGTGCTCTAGTTGTTCTGAACGATCAGCTCCTGCACCTTCTTGCTCCGCCCTCGGCCTGCCAAGCTGTAGTCGAGCGATTTCGTCCTGACTTTGAACCGGCCGAACACTTTTCGCGCCAGAGGGCAATCGTTCACGGTCAGGATGAACCGGCCGGCGATCGTCGCGAGTAGATCGGCGAGCCGCTGGAAATCAGCCTGCCCAAACATTCCGGCGCCGTAATAGTCCTCACTGCCGATGTAGGGCGGATCGATGAAGAACACCGTGCCGGCGCGGTCGTAGCGCTTGATCATGTCAGCGTAGGGAAGGCGCTCGCTCACAACGCCGGCGAGCCTCTCGTGGTAGGCCTCAAGCTCGGGGACGATCCGTGGATATCGAACGTCCCGCGCTCGCCCGGCGACACACCGAAATTCCGTCCGTTGACCTTTCCGCCGAACGCCGTCTTTTGGAGATAGAAGAACCGGGCGGCCCGCTGAAGGTCCGTCAACATCGACGGATCGGTATTGACCAGGCGCTCAAACTCGGTACGCGTCGTGATCTGCCAGCGCAGCATCTCGACAAATGCGGCGTAGTGAACCTGCAGGACGCGAAATAGGGTCGAAACGTCCTGCGACCAGTCGTTGATGACCTCCGACCTAGGACGCGATTTCCGACGGAAGAACACCCCTCCCATACCAACGAAAGGTTCGGCGTAGGTGGTGTGCGGCACTTTGTCGATTAGGTCGATCAACGTCGACGCCAGAAGCCTTTTACCTCCCACGTAGGGTGCCAGACCCTTAAGCGGGACAATCTGCTCATACTCCTCAGACACGACTCACATTCCTTTGCCCGTCGCCGGTGCACCCGGTGGCGGGATGATCGCAAGGCGATCGATTGCGGTTATGCGAGTGCAAGCTCGCAGCTCAGAGCGTTGCCGCGCTCTGGGCCCCGCCTATTCTCGGCGAGGAATAGACTGCTGAAATTCTGCGCCGCCGCCCGCGCACCCAATGGGCGGATCTATCGGCGGCGCAAGGCGCTTAGGAGAAGGCGGAGCCGTTTTGCCCGATCCATCGGGCGCGGGAGAGGCGCTTGGCAATCCCGCTATCGGTACGACCCTTCTGTCACTGCGCCGAAAACTATGCAGATCCTATGTAGGCGGCTGGAAGCGCAGGACCCCGCGCGCGAATAGCTGGTCAACCGGTGGATAGCCGAGCGCCTTTTCGAATGCCGTGCCATCACCACCTACCGTCGCCATGACGCGGTCGACAAGCTTTCGATCGTCATGGCGGACCTTCGCCTCATCCACGCGGAGCCATTTCGATACGGTCGCGAGCCAGCGAAGGTGAAGCACTCTCGCCTCAGCGATTTCGGCCGGGGTGTGATGGCCGTCGACGCGAACCGCTGGCGTAATAACTCGAGCTTCTGTTTCGAAACGGGGCGCGGCTGCGCGCTTTCGCACCGCTGCTGAGGCTCTCGCCATCTACCCAACCTTGGTGATGGAATTGGATTTCATCCACTCATCGATGAGGGCGCGTTCCTGCAGATCCTTTGCCCGGTCTCTCCGCCTTCGCCACGGCTTGGTTATCGCGATGCCAATCTTCTTCGCCTGAATATCTTCGCGCGCCCGCGCGGTGTATTCGCCGTCACCGGTGTGCAGATTTACGAGCTGATCACCCCTCGCCTCGATCCATTCTCGTTCCGCTCTGCCCAGGTCAGCAGGGTTGTGCTCCAAAATCACAACGCGGAGATCGTCACCAGCCCTAGCCAGCCGCTTTTGCAGATTTAGCTGGACCTTCGCGGGGTTGGCATAACTTGAGAACCGCGACTTAGCGTTCGTCGTTTTGCCTATATAGAACACACCGTCGCCATCTCGCAGGCCGTAGATCAAGCTACCCGGAATCTTCTTGGCTTCGGAAAGCGTGTATTCCCGATCGAGGTCGGGAGGCGCAATGGTTGCCTTCTTCGGCGGTGAGAAGTCCAAGCGACGCCGCGATTTGTTGTTGCGACGTATCCGAACTTCCAATCTGTTCACTGGTTTACGCATTGGACGCACCTCTAGCGTTGGTAGAGGGCATCGTTTCTGCGAAGCAGTTGAGAACATAAGAGAATCGCTTCATCGCCGTCAATTGGCTTTCTGCACCACGTTATGGATTAGTAACGCGCCCTTGCCGGGTTCATTTCGTCATAGAGTTGGCACAGGGCATCCATCTTCACTTTGATGGCGTCCCTTGCCTTCCCGATGTTTTCTGATTTCGGATGACAATCTTCGTCCTGCCACCGGTGAAGGGTGGTCGTCGAAATACCCGCAGCACGCGCCGCAGCCTTCGGTGTTCCGAATGCCTTTATTAGGGCCGTCGCCACATTGGATCCGGTGAGGATCATCACGCCCTCCTCTTCATCTCGGCCGGCATGAAGACGATGTCGCAATCGGCGATCTGCGGCGATGCCAATCCGCCGAAATCGAGCCACGCCCAACCGCGGCTGAAGTCGACCAGCTTCCCGATCCGGTCTTTGAAGGCGCCGCGGACGATGCGGTAATCGGCGCCGCGCTCGAGATCTTTGCGGCCTCCTCCGGTCTTGTGTCCGACCAGACCTGCCCGCTCGGCGTCCTCGCGCTTCCTGTGCTCATCGATGAGGCTGGAAAGAACGCTTCCTGGGTGACCCGGGCGGCTTTCGAGGAAGTGCATGACGCCACGGCGGCTGCGAGCCAGGCTGTACTCGCTGTCGTTGTCGTCAAAGCGGGCGTAGAAATACGGCGGCATGAGCAGCTCGCAGGTGAGCTTCATCTTGCCCTTCAACGTCCTCTCACGCTCCCAGGTGCGGGGGAAATGCACCTCGATCAGCACTTCCTTCAGGCTGACCTCTGCCAGCTCCCCGCGCCCGCTTTGGGCCACGCCTACGTGCCATGCCATTGTCATCGGATAGTTCTCCCATCGCTCGTTCTGTTGTCGTTGCATTCGATCACCACGTCGGTGCCGAAGGCATGGGCCAATGCGCCCTGATAGTTTTTCGCAATCCAGTTCCGCCGATAGGGCTTGTCCGCAACGATCCTCACGGGATCACCGGTGATCAGCTCAACGGCGCCGCCGCCGAACCACTGGGCGAACACGGGCGCGCCGATCGCCTCGATCAGCTTCTGCCCGGGGTCGCCCCAATCCGGAGCCGCAGGAAGATCACCACTGGCCGCGGGCCGGCTCGCGTCGAGGAATCCGTCGAAGCGACGCTGGCTCAGGAAGCGTTCAGCATGCACCGGTCGATAGTCCGGACGCTTCTGGCAGTAGGCCTTGAACGCCGGGATGGCGGCTTGCGCGGCCGCTCGATCTTCCGGCGACAGCCTCACCCACTTTTCCGCCGCGGCCTTCTTCGACATGTTCGGATCGGTCGGGTAATCGCGCCAGAATGCTTCGAAGGCTTCCGGGTAGGTCTTACGTTCCGATCTTGGCTTTGGAGGCGGCAACGGGTCCGCGCCAGCGGACAAGAGATCTTCTTTCTTATCTGGTTCTGGATATGGTTCATGGATAGCTACGTTTTCGCTAGCTTGTTTTGCTGGCGAAGCTGTAGCGTCTGCTAAGACCGCATTCTTTGTTTTCAACGCCTTAGCTTTTCCACCAAGCGAACCACTGACGCGGTTGGCCTCAATCTTTTCGATGACGCCAACTAGGTCTTTCTTGACGCGTTTTTGACTCCATCCGCCGGCGGAAACCTCGAACAAATCCACGAGCGCGGGCCGCGCCTTTTCCCATGCGCGCGGGCTAAGCCTAGCAATCCTGGCGAGGCGCTTCTCATCTAGTGGAAGCGCTGCACCATTCGAACGCCACTGCGCCATCATCAACAGCATGTAGGCCCCGAACTCTTCGGTTGTCAGATGCGTCGTGTCGGCGATCAGCGCGTCGGTGGCGACCGGCCATATGGGGGCTTTGCTCACTTCCGGCCCCGCTGGTTGTGACGCTGCTCTACCGGGGATGCCCACCGACAATTCGACGGCTCATAGTTCCCATCCGGGTCAATGCGATCGATCGAATATTCGTGGCTTGGTCGAGGTCCCATGTCGGCCAAAAACAGCTCGAAGCAGCTCCACCTCTCGCAGACGCGGATTCCTCTTCCGCCGTATATCTCATAGCTATGGACACATGGATATTTGCACCGCGCATGCATAGCCGCCCAAGAAATGTACTCAGGTGACCTTTTGGCCCTGCTCGAATTTCCATGTTTGAAGGAGCGAAGATAGGCGTTTGCCGCTGCGACTTCTCGGTTCCAGCAACCACATGACTTCGTGGCACCGCTTCGAAGGCGCTGAACTAAAGTCCGGATTTCGCCACCGCAATCACAATGGCAAAGCCATAGCCGCTGCCCGTGGTTGTTGTATCCATCGAAACGGATGGCTACGAGGCGGAAAAATCGCTGGCCTGTGAGATCCGCGGTATTATGCATGGCGCACCTCGGCAGTTGGTGCGTACAGCACAAACGGAGCGCGCGGCGCGCGGATCACCCGCTTTTCCCAAATGTACCAACAATGATTCCCACTCGGGCCACCCGCCTTCTTTCCGTCCGGTTTGATCTCGCGAGGAAACCACTCGATGCGGCGGTTCAGGACGATGCGGCCGGCGAAGTGCTCGCAATCCCGGAACAGGTGTCGACGGCCGCCGGCGCTATCGAAGTCTGCCTGCAACAGCAGGGCGAGGACGCCGCCTAGCGGAAGCTGTTCCAAGCCGCGCACGATGAAACGCTCTGCGGTGTGCCCCTGCGGCCCGTATGGCGGGTTTGAGATGATGTCTTGGAAATCGTAGCGCGCCGCCGCCTCTGGCGCGAAAAAATCGAGTTGCTCCAGCATATCCTGGAAGCCGTAGTCGTGAAGATCTGTCGCCAGCACGCGCGCGCCAAGGGCAGAAAGCGCGCGCACCATCTTCCCCTCGCCGCACGCGGGCTCCCACACCCTCCGTCCGGCCAGGTTGATGTGCTCGCCGAGAGAGGCGGTCACCCAAGCCAGCGTCTGATACAGATCGGAGGGAACGCGTGCGTATCCGGAATTGCGGGTGCTCATAAAAGGCCTCAGCGCATTCCAATCTTGGTCAGGTAGAGGTCGAGCATCGCGTCGGCTTCTTGGAAGTCGGCTTTATCCATTTTACGGAGCCGCACGACCTGGCGCATTATCTTGACGTCAAAGCCTTCGCCTTTGGCCTCGGCGTAGACCTCCTTGATGTCGTCAGCGAGAGCCTTCTTCTCCTCTTCCAGACGTTCCACGCGTTCTATGAACGAACGCAGGCGATCCTCTGAGAATGTGGTTTTTGCCATTTCTCTCCCCCTAATCGTTGTTGTATGCGTGCCAAGGCTGCTTGGCCGGTTCGCCGACCTCGACGCCCTTCTCGTTCGCGAATCGCGCCGGCGGCGTGTAGGGCTCGAGCCGGAGGTCCTTGCGCAGGCACTCGTTGGTTTCGCGACGGATCGCGTCACGCACGCGCAAATCGCAGCGCTTGGCTTCCGGCGGTATCGGACGAAGATGCAGCATCACTTCCTCCCCATCAGGCGTGTGAGAAGTGCACGCGCTGCAGAACCCTCTGGCCCAGGATCTGCGGCGACGACATGCAGACCGGCGATCACGGCGTTGAGCGCGTGAGGTCCGTTGTCATCACCAACGATTTCGGAGAGGACAAACTCAGCGACAGCCGGGATGCAGCGCGCCATGTTCAGCAGCTTGTCCATGCTGGGAGCCGAGCGCCCCGACTTCCACTGCTTGCCCGCTTCTTTGGTGGCTTGCGCGCCCTGCGCCAGGGTTCCGACTTGGATCATGCGCGCTACGGTACTGAAGCGCGCCGCCGTGTCAGCTTTCCTGATGGGGCTAAAATTCGTCTTGATGGGGCAAAAATTCGTCGGGGCTGTGGATAAACTTGTACCCTTCGAGCTCGTAGACGTTAACGATTTTTCCGTACCAGGATCATCTCGCCGCGAACACATCGTGCGACGAGAGAGGATTGATGGAACGAGTTCGACACCAGAACGCTGCGCCTCAACGGCACCTTCTGTGCCCGGCATCGACGCAGCTGCGTGGCGGCGATCGGCCTGGGGTTCAACGCATTTTGCGGCGCACGTCATCGCGCGGCCTCGCGGTAGAGGCTGGCGCCCCGGGTTATGGCCACCGGTCGGGGGGCGACCGGTTGGTGGAGTTGGCCGCCCAGGGCGCCCCTATTCGCGGTCGAGTTCATTCCGCGAATTACGAAAATCGGAGTGGTGCTCGGCTTCACCGGTTCGGCGGCGAGCGCGGGAAACAGGTGGGAGGCATCCTTGATCGAGCGCGGGCGGAAGCTCTCGCTCGCGATGCGGTGCAGGAGAATGCGAACGCGGTCCGCGAATTCATCCCCGCACGCGATCCGACGCTCAGTGGATCGGAGCGCCTGCATAGCGGTCGTGTGATCCTTCCGTCCGAACAAGCGACCAAGTACCGTCGTGCTGATCGGGCGCCCGTAGGCTCCTGGGACACATTGCCGACACAGCCACATTGCGAGCTGACGCGGATGGGCCGCGGCATGCCGCTTTGCGCTGGTCAGCAGCTCGCCGACTGTGATGCCGTATTCATCGGCAACGACACGCTTGACCCGGTCGACGGTGTTCGAAGCAGTGGTCATGCCGCGCTTTCTCGGTGGAGATCGGAATGATTGACGGTTCCGTCTACCGGATAGATGTCAGGCCTGAGAGCGTTCCTCGATATTCCGGTGATCCTCTCGACTTCGAGAACCCGGGTCGGCGGGACGCGCCTCCACTGCGAAAGCGCTTGTGTGGTTATGCCGAGTTTCTCGGCAAGGGCAGCGAGGTTACCGTTCCTCTGCCCCATGGCATCAATTGCCTTCTGAAGAGCTATGTCGCGCATGCCCAAAGCGTAAGTATTGCTTAACTCGATGTCAAGCCATTCTTACGGAGACGAGTGTCACGGTTCACGACAGATTCCAGGAATGGAAGAATCTGGCCTTGGAAAACGATTACGTGAAGCACGTCTCTTGCGCGACAGAAGCCAAGACGAGGTGGGGCGCGCCTGTGGCGTATCTCGGGCTGCAGTTGCTCAATGGGAAAAGGGCACCACCGCACCTACCGCTGACAAGATAGAGGCGATTTGCGAGCTTCTCGATATCGATCCGGTATGGCTGCTGACCGGAAAGCACAGCAAGGGCGTCAAACCCAGTAAGGAGATCGGGGTCGCGATGGTCAGCGTCCCGGAATATGACGTTCGTGCATCGGCCGGCGGCGGTTTTATGGTCGACCGTGAAAAGCAGAAGGACGTCTGGCCATTTTCACGCCGCTATATCCAAGATGAGCTGCGCCTGACCGCGTCGAGCTTAGTGGTACTGGAAACCATCGGCGATAGCATGGAGCCAACGCTACGATCTGGCGACCGCGTGCTTGTGAACATGGCAGATAAGCGCGCCAGTCAACCAGGCATCTTTGTTTTGTGGGATGGAGATGGAACGGTCGTTAAGCGCATTGAGTTGGTCCCAAATAGCAAACCAATCAAGCTGCGGCGAATCAGCGACAACCCGCTTCACGGCTCGTACGAAGTATTAGCCTCAGACACAGTTATTGTCGGCCGCGTGGTCTGGTTCGCTAGGAGAATGTAGGTTCTCGATCACCTTTTAAAGATTCGAGCTATATTTCAACCACCTACAATATTTATGCCACGGGCTTCCCATGATCCATTTGGAAGCTCGTGAACCGTTGCCGCCCATGTTGAGCGGAGTTTCGCCCCAAAACCATTCTGGGCATCGACGTAGCCGGAAACCGACCACCACCCCCCACCAGCATCATAGGCCTTGATTTCAGAGCAGCTTTGAAATGAGGCCGTGGATGGCGCCCTAAGCCGCTTCTTGACCATCTCTTCGGCCATGATGCAGGCCATCGTGTTGCCACCGGGGTCTTTGTTGCTCCGAAATAGGATCGATCCAGTCCCCACAACGATGATAATCAGCATCAACAGGCTGAATATTGTGCTGAATTTCATCCCCCCACCTCCTTAAGCGCTAGTGACCTGAGGCGACTAGGCCGGCCAACGAGAACATCGTTCCTGGCCTACCCCATCTATTCACGCCTAAACGGGCGCAGTTCAACGTAAGTATTGCTTGACACTGAGGTAAGCGATACTTAACTTCCTCTCCAAGGCGCCCAGGCGCGGAGGGAGACGGAAATGCAAGTCACCGAGCTTACGAAGATCAGTTGGCATCCGGGAACGCCCGGCGGCCTGACCGCTGCTGAGGCGCAGAGCCTTGGATTCGTCGTTGCTGAGCCGGCGGTGCAGCCGAAGCGGCGGTGGAACTGGACGCGCATCTCGGTGTTCGCCCTCCTCGGCTTGATCGACGGCGCCATCCTTCTCTTCGGCTTTCACTGAGGGCGCGGCGATGGAACAGACCTCCAATACCTCGTCAATCAGCTGGAGCTGCTCGCTCAAAATCGGCGCCGCCATCGCGTTCCTGATCACGTTCGCGGTCGTCTATGCGATCTATCCGGGGGCGTTCTGATGAGCACCGCAGACCAGCGAGCCTTGGCCGACACGATGCGCGATGTTGTCCTGCAGAAGCCTGTCGCGCTCGTCTACTGCGATCAGATCGCCCACATCATCCGGCGCGAACTCGCATCGGGTTGGAGCGGCTTCGCCGAGATCGGCCGTGTCGAATACGACCTGCATCCGCAAGGCGGCTACCTCGTATCGACCAAGAAGACGATCCGCGTCACCGACCGCAACGGCCGCAAGTACCGCATCACCGTCGAGGAGGACGCTCAATGAGCATCGTCTATCTCGTCGCTGACGAACTGCGCACAGGCTCCGTCGTCTTCGGCGAAACCACTATTCCGACCTATGGCGACATGACCGAGGCCGACGCCGCGGCCGCGCTGCTGGAATGTGTTGGAAAGCCAGTGCGTGTCATCGGCATGGACACCGAGACGCTCCGCACCTGGGACGCCTCTGCAGCTGTCGCGCGATATCTCGCCGACGAGCGTCACGCCCGCGGCGAAGAACCGCTCACCGGCGCGATCGGCGACTTCATCTGGCGCCACGCGCCGGCCGATGTCGACGTCGGGTACCGCGGGCCCATCAACGATTTCAGCGACAGCTACGCGCATCTGCGCGCGGCGGCGGAGTGATGGCGATGACCAATCACACACCGGGACCATGGCGAAAAGAAGCTCATGGCGATGGCTGGCACATTCTGGGGAACATCGGTCCGGAAAAAACGACGGTATATGTCGCGACCGCGCACGGGATGCGGCCGAATGATGCCTGCCTGATAGCCGCCGCTCCTGAGCTGCTGGAAGCATTGCAGGGCCTTGTTCGATACGCCGAAGCGGTTGGATACACCGCCGGCATGGGAAAGACGCAGAAGGCGCGCCTCGATGCCGCCCTCGCCGCCGTCGCAAAAGCGACAGGTGGAGCATGAAGCCCCTCCCCGTCAACTGCGAAACCATCGACGCCTCCACTGGCAAGGTTGAGAAGCGCGAAACCGTGAATTTCGGAATTCTGCCGCCGAAGCCCGGTCATTGCTCGGTCTGCGGTGTCGCTCACGAACCGGCGATTCCGCACAACGCCCAATCGCTCTACTACCAATACGCATTCTACGGCGAGTTCGGCCGCTGGCCTACCTGGGCCGATGCCGTTGCCCACTGCAGCGATGAAATGCAGGCCCTCTGGACGCTTGAACTGCACCGCCTCGGCGCGTGGTCAGAGCCCGAAGGTGCGCCCATCGCTCAGCCCTACTCCAAGCAGGAAGGAGTGCGGCAGTGACCACGGCTAACTACAAGAGCATGAGCCTGGACCAACTGCGAAACGAGGAGCGCAACGTTTCGAAGACACTTGCGGACATGCGCACCGCCACCGGCGCATCGTGGTTCAACATCCGGCTACGGAAGCTCCGGAACCTCATTGCCATCAAAGAACACGCCCAGAAGGTGCAGCAATGACCTGGCTGAAGGATTTCGCCGCGACCGCCGGCCTCGCCCTCTTCACCGCATCAGTCTTCGTCCTGCTGATCGGCTTCGGAGGCTGACCAATGGCTCGCCGCTCAACCGTCATCAACACCATCGCCCGCCAGCTTCCGCCGGCAAGCTGGGCTGCAATTCTCTTCGCGGTCCTCGTCGTCGGCGTGGCCCTGGCCGCAACACATTGAGGAATCCATGAACACCGAAAAGCCTTTGACTTTCGCCGACAAAGTCGCCGCCTCCTCACAGGTGCGCCACGTCAGCTATGACGCCGAACAGCGCCAGCTTCACGTCGTCTTCCGGCGCACGCCCGCGCTCTACGTCTACAGCGACTTTCCGGCTGAGAAGTGGGACGAGCTGCAGGCATCCGACAGCATCGGCTCGTACCTCTACAAGCGCGTCACGCGGCCGATCGACGGCGAACTGCCCTACCTGTTCGAAAAGCGCGAGTTGCCGGAAGACCTCAAAGAGGAAGCGGCGGCACAATGAGGCGCGAACCGTCATCCCACGACAAGCTCTATGCCTGGCACACCGCCGCGCTGGCGCACGTCGCCAAGGCTGGCACCATGAAGGGCTTCGAGGGCCGCATCGTCGCGGACGATCCGCAGTGCGGATGGTTCCGGCGCCGTCTCGTCAAGAACGGCCCGTGGGTACCCGCGCGTGTCTTCTACGACCAGCCCATCAACCCGGAAACCGGCGAGCTCGAGGGCGACGAGGTTCTGATCTGCGAGGTCGCCGGCGAGCGCCGCAACCCCGCCGACGAATGGACGTGGCTCGCGAACCACCCGATCAGCCAGGAGGAATACCTCAGCATGGTGTCCTCCGCGTTCGCCGAGCCCGCCGGCAATTCAACCAATCTTCCCTTCTGAGGATACTGAAATGAACGCCACAGCCTTAAGGTTTGGCATCGGCGGCAACAACCCGCCAATCTCGGACCTTCTCACCGAGGAATACAGGAAGCTGACGAGCGACATCGATGCCGCCGTCGCCTCGGCGTCCCGAGCGCCCGAAGTCATCGAGGATGATGTGATCCTCGGCAAATTCGGCGACCTGACGAAAATCCTCATCGCCCATTCCAAGACCGCTGACGACAGCCGCAAGGCTGAAAAGCAGCCATATCTCGACGCCGGACGGGCGGTCGACGGCTTCTTCTCCGCGTTGATCGGCAAGGTCGACGCCGCGAAGTCCAGCCTGCTGAAGCGCTCGACGGCGTATCTCCAAAAGAAGGAGGCGATCGAACGCGCCGCACGCGAGGCGGAGGCGAAGAAAGCAGCAGATGAGCAGGCGGCGGCGATGGCTGCAGCCGAGCGCGCCCAGGACCAGGGCGACACCGATACCGCGCTCGAGATGCTGGCTGAGGCATCCGCGGCCGAAACGACCGCCGCAGTCGCTGCTGCGGAGGCTCGCGCCAAGCCCGCCGACCTCGTTCGCACTCACGGAACTGGCGGCTCTGTCTCGACCCTCAAGAAGGAATGGACCTTCACCGTCGAGGACCGCAGCAAGATCCCGCTCGAGCAGATCCGACCCTACCTCGCGGCCGACGCGGTCGACAAGGCGATCAAGGCCTTCATCAAGGCAGGCAATCGCGAGCTCGCCGGCGTCCGAATTTTCGAGCAGCCCAAAGCGATGGTGAGGTAACCCATGGACAGCCAGCAGAGCAGCGGCGGAGCGATATTCGGCAAGATGGTCGCCATTTTCCAGGAAGTGGACGCGATCGCGAAGACGGCGCGGAATACCTCGCAGGGCTTCAATTATCGCGGCATCGATGACGTCTACAACGCCATCAACCCGATCCTTGCCAAGCACGGCGTCTTCATGACGGCGAAGATCCTCGAAAAGACGCGCGAGGAGCGTGTAACGCGGCGGGACAGCGGGAAGGACAGCGTCCTCGCATTCACATGCCTGCACATGAGCTACCGGTTCAACGCCGAGGATGGATCCTTCGTTGAAACCGAGAGCGAAGGCGAAGGCATGGACTCCGGCGACAAGTCTTCGAACAAGGCTATGTCGGTGGCGCACAAGTACGCCCTGCTCCAGGCCTTTTGCATCCCGACCAAGGATCTAGACGATCCGGACGCGCAAAGCCACGAAGTAGCGCCGCGTCAGTCGCAGGGCCGTCCGCCAGCGGAACAGCCGAAAGGCAACCCGCCGCCCCGCACCGAAGCTCCGAAGCAGCAGGCCAACAATAGCCGCGTAGCGCCGGCGAAGGCCTGGGCAGAAGAAGCGACGCGCTTCGTTCTCACGATCAAGGACGGCAAGGCCCTTGAGACCTGGAACACCAAGAACGCGAAGGCGATCGCGGCGGCGAGGGACCTCGCTCCCGAAGCGCACAAGGCCCTGCTCGCGGCGATCGACAAGCGTCGCGCCGACCTCAACCCCTTATCGGCATAGGTGAACCATGGCCGGAAGCGTCAACAAAGTCATCATCATCGGCCACCTCGGGCGTGATCCCGAGGTGCGCCGCACCACCGCTGGCGACCCCGTCGCCAGCCTCAGCGTGGCAACCAGCGAGAGCTGGCGCGACAAGCGCAGCGGCGAACGGATGGAAAAAACCGAGTGGCACCGGGTCGTAATCTGGAACGAGCACCTCGCGAAGGTGGCCGAGCAGTACCTGCGCAAGGGCTCCAAGGTCTATCTCGAAGGCCAGCTCGCCACCCGCAAATGGACCGATCGCGACGGTGTCGAGAAGTACACGACCGAGATCGTGCTCAACCGATTCCGCGGCGAGCTGCAGCTCCTCGACAATCGATCGAACGATGACCGCGCTGGATCTGCGGAAGGCCAGAACGGCAACTCCGGGTCCTCCAGCGAGGCGCCGGCGAGCTTCGACCGTGACGATCTTGACGACGAAATTCCGTTCTGAGGCGGGCACATGGGCGATCGTCGGCTATTTTTCCTCCAATCCGAGGCTATCAGGGAGCGCGTCTGCGATTTCGTGCGCCGCGCCCCTGACGGATACCGCGTCGAGATCAAAGAGCAAAAACGCTCGCTCGATCAAAACGCGAAGCTATGGGCGATGCTAAGCGATGTGGCCTCGCAGGTTGTCTGGTACGGCCAGAAGCTGACATCGGACGATTGGAAAGACGTTTTCACCGCGTCGCTGCGCAAGACTCGCGTCGTTCCCGGTATTGACGCCGGCTCGTTCGTCCCCCTCGGCATGAGAACGTCCGATATGTCGAAGGCCGAAATGGCAGACCTTATCGAGCTTATCTATGCCTTCGGCGCGGATCACAACGTTCAATGGTCGGAGCCGGCTTTGCGGCAGTTACCGGGAGCGCAAGCGGCATGACCGAGCAATTACCGTGGTCGGAGGAGATCGGGTTTGCAGAAAAGATCTGCGGCGCACTTGGCTGCGTGGTGGAGCGCTCAAAGCACGCCTACGAGATCGCTACCGTTGTCGGAAAAGGCATTCGGCTCGTCATCTACCCGCACAAGACTTCGAGCACTGGGAACATTTCGGCGCGCGTCAGGGACAATGGGAGCAAGGACAAAGCCCGAGCTCGGGAAGTTATGCTCGCGATGAAGCGAGGGGCCGGCCTTCCAGAAGAGATCCGCTGGCGCGTCGCAACGTTCAACACATTCTACACGAAGAAGTTGCCATGACCCGCCTCGCCGAATTCTCGAAGGCCACCAAGCGCGAGGCCCTGAAGCGGTCCCACCATCGCTGCGAGGCTGAGGGCGAGCGTTACGGATTGCCCTCTGGTCATCGGTGCGGCGCCGACCTCGCCTACGGCGTCGAGTTCGACCACGTCATCATGGAAGCGAACAGCCACGACAACAGCCTCGAAAACTGTGCCGCGGTCTGCCCGAAGTGCCACCGCTTCAAGACCTCTAATTTCGATGTGCCGAGCGCGGCGAAGGCTCGCGCCCAGCAGGACAAGCGCTTCGGAATCAAGCCGAAGCATCACCGCCCGATGCCGGGGTCACGCGCCAGCGGGATCCGCAAGCGCATGAGCGGCCAAGTGGAGCGCTGGGACTGACCCAGGCCCGCCATCAACCAATCCGAGGAAGGGAAACCAAATGGCATTGACTGCAACGATCGACCAGCTCCGACCTGGCCAGGACTATCCGGACGGCAATATCAACGCCCGCCAGCACTACACCGACGCCGAAATCGAGGAGCTGGCGGCGAGCCTGCGCCCTGACCGTGACGGCCAGCTGCGCCCGTTCCTGGTCGCCACACACCCCGAAACGCCGAACGTCTACTATGTCTTCGGCGGAGGGCGCCGGCGTATTGCGTACACGCGCCTGATCGAGAGCGGCAAGCTGCCGAAATCGCACCCGATCGAGATCAAGGATTTCGGTCACCTCTCGGTCGCCGAAGCCCTGTCGAAGTCCTGGGCCGACAACAAGGCCGTGCCGATGCACCCGGCCGACCTAGCCGCCACGTTCGCCACCCTTGCCGCCGATCGGCCGGTCGAGGAGATCGCAGCCGAGCGCGGCGTCACGGTCCGCGCCGCCCAGCAGCACATCGCCCTGGGCACCAGGCTTGCTCCCGAGATCATCGCGGACTGGCGTGAAAGCCTTCTGACGCGTGAAGCCGTCGAAGTTTTCGCGATCACCGACGATCACGAAGCGCAGAACGAAGCCCTACTCTGGGCGAAAACACAGTGGCAGTGGGCCCACAACAGCCGCCACGAGATCAACCTCAAGGAACTGCGCCAGAGGTTGACCCACAAGAAGGAGCCGGAAATGAAGCGGCTCCTCGGGTTCGTCGGCGTCGACGCCTATCGCGAAGCCGGAGGCGTCGTCACGGAAGACTTCTTCGGCTCTGGCGGCGTCGTCAAGGACATGAAGCTTCTCAAGAAGCTGGCCAAGACAAAGATGGGCGATCTTCTGGCCGACCTCGAGGCTACTGGCTGGTCGTGGACAGAAGGCCGGATGAAGCGCAACTTCATGCACCACGGCTACGGCCAGGCGAAGATCAAGGCCGAGCCTCTCGTCTCGGAAATGATCCGACAGTCAGAGATCGAGGAACGACTTGCTGCGATCGAGGGGATCGATCCCGACGAGATATCGCCCGAAGAAGACGCCAAACTCGACGCCGAGACCGAGACCATAAAGTCCGAGCTCGAGCTTCTCGAGCGGAAAGCACTTCTCGCCGGCGCCACGAAGCAGCAGAAGGCACGATCTGGCGTCATCGTCTCGGTCTGCGACGATGGCTCGCTGCACTACGATATCGGGCTGATCCGGAAGGAAGAGCCAGCCGCGGACAAGGCGAAAGGCGGACGCACACCTGCGCCGCGCCAGCAGGAGGAGCGCGCGGTTTCGTACACGGCCGACCGCCACGTCTCGGAATGCGTTTCCGAAGCGGCTCAGGAGCTTCTTGTCGAGCACCCGGAAGAACTGTTCGCCTTGTTCCTGGCGGCGGCGGTGCGCGACGATTGGCACGATCCGTTCCGGTCCGGCAATATCGGTGTCGGCGGTGACAAAAAGAAAGCTGCAAAGCCCCTCGCCTCACTGTATCGCGACTACCTCAACGCCACGCCCGGCGAAATGATTGTCAACGCCGCGCCACACCTTGCCGTGGCGGTAGACGCAGTGAACGACGGTGTGCTCGACCCGCTGATCATATCGATCGTCGGCGAGGACGAGCTGCAGAAGGCAATCGCAGAGCGGTTCGACCCCAAAATCTATTTCGAAGGCGCGTCGAAGCGCTTCATGCTTGGCGTGATGGCCGAGACGCTGGGCGAGGAAGTCCGCGCCGCCGGCGAGCACATCGGCGACCAGAAGATCCGCGAGGAAGTGATCGCCGCGGCCAAGAAGACGGGCTGGCTCCCGCCTGCCCTGCGCACCTCGAAATACATCGAGCCCACCCCGCTCGAGACTGCGATCGCCGCCAAGACCGCCAAGACCAAAGCCAAGGCGCCGAAGACCTCCGCGGCCAAGAAGAAGGCGGCGTGATATGACGCAAGCCTACCCCCTTCAATGGCCTGAAGGCTGGCCGCGAACCAAGTCCCGCCGCCACGCAAAATTCGGCAAGAACGAAACCCAACGCTCGAGCTCCTCGGATATCTCCTGGACCTCGAAAAAGGAGCTGTCGATCGCGGACGGCACCAAGCGCGTGATCGCAGAGCTTCGCGCACTCGGCGTCGAGGCCGGCCATTTCATTATCAGCAGCGACCTGGAGCTACGGAATGACGGGCTTCCTCGGTCGGGGCAGCGCGCGCCGTCCGACCCTGGTGTTGCCGTCTACTGGTCCCGGTGGCGCGACGGGCGCCGCGAGCCTCAGAAGGTGATGGCGATCGACCTCTACGACCGGGTGGCGGATAACCTCGCCGCCATTGCGGCCACGCTAAGCGCCATGCGGGCGATCGAACGCCACGGCGGCGCGCAGATCCTGGAGCGCGCGTTCACGGGCTTCGATGCTCTGCCACCGCCGAAAACGTGTTGGGAAATTCTCGGCCTCCAGCCGGGCGCCAGTGCCGCGATGATTGCGACTGCGTTTCGCCGCTTGGCGATGGACAACCATCCCGATCACGGCGGCTCAACGGAGCGCATGGCAGAAATTTCGGCGGCGCGTGACGCGGCGCTGAAGGAGGCGGCATGAACCGCTGTTCGATCATCCTCGATATTCCCAGCCCGCCCAGCGCGGGCCTCAGGGGCGCTGACGTTCCCATGCAAACGGTGCGGGTGGAGTTCTCGGTGCTCCCGCCGGATCCATCTGCAGGGATTATCGGCTACGGAAGCGAGGACCATACCCTTCACGACATCAAGTCCGGCGAGCGGCTTACCGATTTTGAAGACGATGCCCCAGATGAATTTTGGGACTGGCTCGCGGACCGGGTCAACGAGAAGTTCGATTTCTACGCTGCCGAAGGTGGACTGCATGCCTAAGCTCCCCACCAACATGAAGAAGGCTCGCGCGGCTGTGTCCCGGTCGCGCGCCGACAGAGAGCACCAGACGCAGGCCGATGCTGAAAGCCGCCGCGCCGAAGAGTGCGCGTTGACGAAGATGCGCCGGGATTTCGCACGCGAGCACGGTGTGCCCGAGAGCGAGGTTTCGATGATCGTTTGCAGGAGGGGAAGACGATGACTGATGGGACTGTGGAAACAAGCGGTGATCGACTCCATTTTGCGGCAGAAGCCGAAATCCGCCGCCAGGCGCACCATGTCGACGCCGCCACTCTCGCAGCGATGCTCTCGCTCGAGGCCGGGCTTTATCCGGACGGGTGCCGGATCCGGGAACTTGCCAGCGAAGCGTCCCGTCGCGTTCTTTGGGCTGCCATCATGCTCGACGACAAAGCCGAGACTTATCTCGTCTGGTCGAATGAACATAACGCTTGGTGGAACCCGCAAAGCCGTGGGTACACGCAATCACTTGATCGTGCAGGTCGCTACACGCGCGAAGAGGCGCTGCAGATCTGCGCGAACGCGCGCGACGGCTGGTCGTACCGCGGCCGCCCCTCGGAGATCCCCGTCCGGGAGACCGACGCCTACGCGTGCCAACAGCTCGATGTGAAGGTAGCCGCGCGATGAAACCAGAGGACGTGATCGCGAAGATCGCCGCCTACTGCAGCGACTTTGCCTGGATGGCTGGCGTCGGCGGCGTCGAGACAGCGGGGGCGGTCGTGTCGTACCTCGCGGCCCATCCTGAACACACTCAAGTGTTTTTGTTCGGCGGCGTGTCGGCGCTCATGGACACCTGCGATGACGCGAGAGAGTTTTTTTCGCAAGGCTGTTTGACCTTCCACCGCCAGATAGACGGCAAGGTCACAACCCCGGAAGAGTTGCGAGCCGCCATCGCTGCGCGAGACGCGGCCGAGGGCGTGCAGCCATGACCAGTATCGTGAAACCCGTACCGAAGGCGATCGAAGCAACCGAGATTCCCGATATCGCGCTGGCAGTCCGCCAGCCTTGGGCTTGGGCGATTGTGTACGGCCTCAAGGATATCGAGAACCGAGTCGCGCGCGCGGTCACCATGGGTGGGATGAAGCCGCGCCGCATCGCCATTCTCGCCAGCAAGGGGATGGGCAAGGAAGAGTACGAGGACACAGCGAGTTTCATGGCTGGCCTCGGCGTGATCGCGCCGCCGCCGCTGGAATTGAAGCGTGGCGGCATCATCGGCGCCGTCACGGTTACGGCGATCGTGTCAGAACACGACAGCCCTTGGTTCTTCGGACCGCGCGGATTGGTGCTCGCGGACGCGGCACCGTGCGAATTCATCCCGGCGGTGGGGCAACTTGGCTACTTCGCGTGGAAGCCCGCCTCCAACCCGGAAGCCGCACCGGTGGCGCCATGGATGGCCGCCTGGGGAAAGCCCAAGCCGCCATCGCGAACGCGCGATCATATCGAAGACCCGCGCCAACAGACGCTGTTCGGGTGAGCGGCATGACCAAACCGTATACGACCGTCGAATGCACGGTCTGCCGCCCGAAGTTCGGCGCGGTCTGGATCGTGATCGACGCCGGCAGCGGAACTAGGAGTGAGCAACTGCAGCTCGCGCATATCCATCCCGACGATGTCGAGACGATGGAAGAGGCTGACAAGGTGCAGCCGATGAAGCTGCGCGTCCTCGCCGACGTGGCGGCAGAGCTTGGCATCGAAGCGGCTCCCAAGGTTGCCCCCGCCGAAGAGCCGACCCCCGTCCCGGTTCCGGCGTTCGGAGACCTGTTTGCAGGCATCGAGCCCGTCAGGAGCATCGGCTAGATGAGCCTGCACGTCGTCACGTCTGAAATCGCACCGGCCGCACCGCGGCCGAGCGCCAGCGTGCGACGTGTGGCGGAGCTTATTGGCTGCGACGAGGCAACGGTCCGCAGATTGGTTAACGAGGGGGCGCTTGAGGCCTACACCCTGCGCCGCCGGTCGATCATGGTTTTCCTCGACTCGGTAGCAGCTCACCAAATCCGGCAGGCCCGCGAGCCGAAATCACCTGTGGAAAAGATCAAAATGCACCGGCGTGCCGTGGCAAATTCGGCCAATGAGGCGGCCAAGGCCAGGTTGCGGGCGATGGGCTACCTCCGATAGCCTTGACCTTATGACGGTTTACCAGGACAGACGCCGCGGAATTTGGCGATATGACTTTTGGAAGGGTGGCGTGCGTCACGTCGCGGACTGCCCTCCTGACGTCAAATCGAAGCGCGCCGCTGCCCAGGTGGAAGCCGCCGCCCGCCTGCGGCTCCACATCGAACCGAAGATTCCCGAACCGACGGCGGTCACGCTAAATTCCGTTGCCGACCAGCTCGCCGCGCAATGGAACCGCGGCCGCAACGTCGCGAACAACAGATGCTATGTCGCCGAGATCCTCGGCCGGTTCGGCGACATGCCAGTTCAAGAGATCGGCACCAGCGAGATTTCCGCCTACATCGACTGGGCGCTGGCACAGCCCCTCAAGCGCTGGTGCGGTGAAACGAAGGGGTATGTCGACGGCGACACGAAGCGGAGCCCAGCGACGGTGAACCGATACCTCGTCCCGCTCCGCCAAATGCTGAAACGCGCGGCCAAGATGCGCGACGGGGTGACGGGCCGGCCGATTCTGTCAGACCCGCCGGAGGTTCCCGAACTGGCGGCGCCGAAGCGAATCCCTCGCCCCGTTCCGGATGCGGTCGCGACCCGGTTGCTCGAGATCCTTCCGGAGCACGTTCGCGACGCCATGACCCTGACGCTCTTTTTCGGCTTCCGGCGAGACGAAGTGTTCGGCCTGACCGTCGCGCACATCGATCGCGACGCCGGCGGCCTCCGTCTCCCAGCCGAAATGGTGAAGGCCAATCGCGACGAATTCCTCCCCGGCGCGCCCGCCGCCATGGCGCTCCTGACCCGGCTGGCCCGGCAGGCAGCAAAGCGCGGGGTGCCCAATCTGATATCGTGGCGGCATGGCCATGACGGCGAATGGAAGCCGCTGGCGAGCCCCAAGCGGGCCTGGGCGACGGCCATGAAGGTCATCGAGAAAGAGTTCGGCCAGAAATGGCGCTGGCACGACCTTCGGGCGGCCTACATCACGCACCTGGCGCTGACCGTAAACTCGGGCCGCATTGTGCAAGCGATGGCGCGGCACAAAGACTTTTCCACGACGCAGCGATATATTGCGGTGACCGAGGAGGTCATGGCACAAGCTGCGAAGCAGGCCGCTACTCACCCTGCCCTTATCGCCAAGAAGTCCCACACCGCAGTCCCACACAAAGCCGGAAAGCGATCTGGAAACCGAGACGAAAAAGCGGGGAAAGTAGCGAAAATTCACGTGCTTACTGGAAAAAGACCCCGTAGCTCAGCAGGATAG